TCTAGGTGTTCAAGGTGTGTGTTCTTTTCCTGTGTAAAAAATCCTTTAAAACTAAACATTTGTTCTCCAATTTATCCATTATACAAAATAATTCCATTTATGTCAATATTCAATACTACTATTTATATACTAATATATCTTAATATGAAAGCAAGAATCAAAAACGGTCTGTGCTATATTCTTATCTACTATATTTTTTGCCTTTTCTCCACGTGCTACCAATTGTTCTTTAGATATGCCAACCCTCAAACCTTGAGAGGTTGCCAAACTATATAAATTTTCTAGTGTTGCCTCTTTGCCAAGTTTACTTGTTATACCGTTAATGGCTATTGCTATTTCAGAGGCAATTGTTTTATTTAATACTTCTTTTTCTGCTCTGGTTTTGGATATTTTAAACTCTGCACCATTTATATTTCTAAATAAAGATTGCATATAACCTTCAAGATAATTCTTAGCACCACCTTTTGTTTTAGATAGTTTATTATATCCGCTTGCACCTAACCAATTCAGTTGTTTATTGCCTGCTTTAAAATTATCTGGTATTGATGAGTAAGTGTTGCTTTTTTTTCTTTCTCTTAATAATTTATTAACACCTGTTTTATCAGTATTAAATATTATATACTGATAGTTTTCAGTTCCTAAAGAACCAAATCTAGCACCAGAACCTGGTATTTCCATTTCTAATCTAAAACCACCTGTATCTGTTTTACTTTTAAGGTAACCTGATTTTTTATCAATTAGTTTTTTTGTTTTCTTTTTTTGATATATTAATTCAAATCTTAATTTTACATCTAAATTATTTTGACCTAAATCTACTTTATCAAATTTAATAACTTGTTCAATATCACTATCTTCATTTACAGAGGTTATATTTGCACTAGTACCCTTTGGTGCTTTCAATGATATTGGATACAATTGTTTTTTTTCAAATAGTTTAAAAATTAATTGATTTAAGTCATTTAAATAATCAACAGATGATTGTGGTTTTTTTACTAATTTTTCATTTAAATTTCCTAGTTCTTTAATTAATGTTTTTCTAGCTGTGTCAGTAAAAAACCATACATCAGCAGGATTCCATTTATCTTTATCAACAATTTTAGCAAAACCTATTTTTGCCTTTATATCATTAGCAACCACTTCATAAACTTTATAGGGGTCCATATCTTTAGGTAAATTGTCTGCTCTTAATAGTTTGTATTGTCCTTTAGGTGAGTAAGTCAAAAAAAACTTTTTTACCTGTGATAAAAGTCTTTCGTGCCATTTATTATCAACTAAAAAATCATTAGCAAATTTTATGTATTGATTAAATACACTAGAGTTTAATTCTGTTTCAACAAAAGGTAATATTTTATATTCTCTAGCAAAATCGTCTAATTCTTTTTTTGATTGTATCTCGTCCCAATTTTTATACGTTTCATCTTTATTATATTTGTCCAAAGTATTTGCCATTTTTAGAGCGACATATATACAGAAAAATGCCTCTGACATTACCTCAACAATTTTACCACTTATAGAAGCTGAAGCAGTTGTCTTTTTAGGTTGACCACCAAAATCTACGTCTTTTTGTATATCCGCCATAGATATGGTTTTTGTATTCTTACCATCTATATAAGATAACTTATCACCTGATAATTTTACACCAAGAATTTGCTTATTGGTTTTATCTATTGTAAAAGGTAACTTCTTTTTTATTTTTATAAGTGCAATTTCTTTTCTAGGTTTACCTTTATAAGGTCCTTTACTAGCTTTCTTTTTAAATACACTTGGTGTTAATTTTTGTCCCATATTTTCTCCTATACACTATTTAGGAGCAATTGGCAACTAATTTTTTGACATATAGTTTAAACATAGAAAAGGTGGTACGCCACCATTCACTTGCCAAACTTTGTGTTTGTTTTGGAAGTCAACTATCTTTTGAGCGTCTTCTTCAAAAAAGTATTCATTGATGATAGATTTAGTAGGTTGTTCAATAACTTGCCATACCATTTTTCTACCACGTTTTACTAGTTTAGTATTGTAAGACAATTTACCTTTTTCACCACCTGGTCTTTTATCACCTTTATGAAATCTAACTTTTTGAGTTTTCTTTTTAGGCATTATATTTTAAAATCGCTAAACTTATCGTATGCGACTTCTTTTTGTTCTACTTCTTTTTGATTGCTGTCAACAATTGTTTGTGCATTTTGACCTACATCATATAGTCTCATCTTCGCTCTATCTACACCTACGATAAATGACCTGTTGACGCTTGGGTCATTATATCTGTTTTTAAGTTGTTTAATCTTCATCTGACCTAGAGCTTCTAACTCTTCAGTTGACATTAAAGCAAACATAAAATCTGCTGTCGCTGGTAAACCAAAACTTTCTGAAGTATCTTCTAAACCTATATCTGTTGCCGTATAACCAGTTCTTGTTGTTTGTGTGGCACTAAAGATTGGTACATTAAATTCTACTGCAAGACCTCTTAACTCTTCAGCGATTGCCTTGATATAGAAATAAGAACCTACATTACCACCTTTAAATCTACTTGAAGCACATATATTTAAATAGTCTATGAATACTATATCTGGTCTAAATGACTTCTTTAATGCAAGTTCATTTATTAATGCCTTAAAATGACCACTATGAGCAGAAGCAGTTGGATATTCTTTGATAATTAATTTACCATAAGTCTTGTCTGAAATCTTTTTAAGTTTGTTATCATACAAATCTTTTGGCATTACGTGTAGGTCATCCATAGAAACGTCTAATAAGTTTGCGTCTATTCTTTCTGCAATTCTTTCCTCTGCCATTTCTAAAGTAATATACAATACATTATAACCTTGCGTTAAAAAGTTTGAAGCACAATGACACATAAACAAGGACTTACCAACACCGGTACCTGCTAATGCAATATTCAATGTCTTAGCTGGTATACCACCTTTAGTAATTCTATTCATATAATCTAGGTCAAATTGAAACCTTTTCTCTTTTGTGTGATACCATTCATATCTATTTTCTGCGTCATCAATATAATCGTGACCAATATGATTGTCAAAAGAAACTGCTAATGCGTCTGATAAAATACCAGGTATTGCCTCTGGTGTTTGTCTCTTATCTTTGCCATCTAGTATTTTAATACCACTTAATACTGCGTTATGTACTGCTCTATCTTTACACCATTTTTCAGTAGTGTCTAATAACCATTGTTCATCTGTTTCTTGGTCTGCAATAGTATTAATATAATCTTTTATATGTCCGTGTTCAGTATCATTAATGTCTTTTCTATTATTAATTTCAATTAGTATGGCGTCTTTAGTAGGAACATTATTATATTTTATAATAAAATCAGATTGCGTTTTAAAGATAATTTGTTCTATTCTATTTGTAAAGTATTCTTCTTTTAAAAAAGGCAAAACCTTTCTAGCATATTCCTCTTTATAGAATAGATTACTTAATATAGTGGTTTCTAATCTATCACTTTGCATTATCTAATTTGCCTTCTTTTAATTGTTTTTCTAATAATTCTAATAGTATATCACCTATGTAATCAATAAACTCTTGATTATCATATAATACGTGTTCAGTAGGATTTAATGCTACGGTATAATCAAACTTCATAGGTAACTTGCCATCTTTTAGTTCCGTTTCTGGAGCAAAAGAGACTTTACCATAATGATATATTACGCCTGCGAATTTACCCTCTGTTAATTTGATACAAGAATATTCGTCACCTTGTTTTTGTGCGAATACGTATCTAGGATTATTCTTCGTCTTGTCCGTAGGTGAATTTTTGTTTTGTGTATTCATCAATCTTACCTAATATTTCCTTTGTAAAATATTTTTCTGGCTCTGAATTAATAGATTTACCAAACGCCTTACCTGCTGGTGTCTCATATCTTGTAGATACTTTCTTAAATATACCTGCTTGTTCAGCTAAGTCTAATAAACCATAATGTCTATCAAGACCTTTTTTATAAGTTAGTCTAACATCTATTTGAGCATTTTCTTTTGTGATTCTTGATTTATAATTTTTACAATGAATAATATTACCAACTACCTCTGTGCCGTCTTTTTCTTTACGTTTACCTAGATAGATGATTGATGAAGCAGCGTATTTCAAACCTGAACCGCCACCCATTTCTTTTTGTGGAAACATACTGCCAATCACATCATAAGTATGATTGGTCATTATCATAGGAACATTTGCTTGACCTAATTTTAAAGTCAATACACGAAACGCTGACTTGACAATTTGAGACCTTGTCATATCTCTTGTTTCTTTACCAGCAGCCGTATCTTCCATTTCTTTTGTAGTAGATAACATACCTAAACTATCTAATACAAACATCATAGGTTTTCGTTTGTCTTCTGGTTGTTCCAAATACTTGTCTATAATTTTAATTGATTGTGTTCTAAATTCTTGCACGGTTGCAACTGGCATTACCAATAGTCTATTACTATCAACACCTCTACTCTCAATCATATCTTTTGAGATTGCATTTTCTGATTCAAAGTAGATTACACCTGCGTCTTTGTTTGCCTCTAAAAAACTTTTTACAATACCTAATGCAAAGAAAGTTTTACCTGTAGCAGCTTCACCAGCAATTGCTGTAATACGATTGCCTGGAAGACCACCAAAAATTGAACCTGAAAGAAGAGCGTTGAAAGAATAAGAACCTGTATCTATGAAACTATCAATGTCGCCACCTGAAACACCTTCAGAAGCTAACGTTGCGTATTCATTACCTGTTTGTTTTATTATCTCTTTTAAAAAATCGCTCATACTCTTCCATTTCCTTTTCTGTATAACTTAATGTATACCATTTAATTTTTTCATTATACAAGAAATTATATATTTTGTCAAGCTCTGGAGGACCAAAATCAAGAAAAATATAATCATTATGTCGCCTGTATATTGTGATTCTCATATTCTCGCCACATTTTTCTCATACTTTTATATTTAGAATCTTTAGCAACTCTGTTTCTATACTCTCTAAATATCGTAGCCGACTCTGCAAAGTGGCAAGTCATTGCGTCTGGCTCTTGTGGTTTTACATTACCATTCTTATCATATTTATTACCGTCTCTATGATTGGCATATCTTCTTGCCCTTGTAAAACCCATTTCTAAAAATTTTCTACACATATCCATACCAACAAAATCATTCTTTGCTCTATAATCAGCATACATTATATAGATTTTTTCTGCTGACCTTTTGGCAATAGTTGGCGTTTTAAATCTCCAGTATTTACAAATCTGGTCTGTATAAGGTCTTACAAGTAATACTCCTTGTTCACCTCTACCTATACGATAAAGTTTTCTGGTTTCTTTATCTGTAAATTTTAATTTTTTATAATCTAATTTATAATCAAACTCAATCATATATTGGTTCTAACTCATCTTGTAATTTTTCACTTTCACTTTTTTCTTCTTGTAATTTCATTTCATATTTTAAAATAATATTACTTAATCTTTGTGCTGGCCAGTTCGCTTGTACCATTTCGTCTCTTAATTCTTTTATATCTTTTAGTATATCTTTTATCATTTAGGTCTCTTTGTTCTCTTCCATAGATATTCTGCTACTTTATAAATTCTATGTAGATTGGTAACTTTATCTTTCCAATGTTTTGCCATAAGAGGTTCCGCTATTCTTCTAATTGCCTTATGTTCTTTTGATTGTCTAACGCCTGCCTCAAACACAGCGCCACCAGATAACTTTTCCTCTTTTGTAAAATCATCTATCTTATTATGTCTATCTTGCTGTCTCTTGTCCATATCTCTAAATCTTTTCTCAAACGACCATCTTCTTTTAATTTATAATATCTTTTAGTAGCAAGTTTACGCCACCATTCTATAAGTTCATTGTCATAAAATCTATCATAATTGGCTGCTCTAACTATCTTATCTGCTTTGCCATTTACAATATCAATATAATTTTCTATACCATAATTAGATACATAATATCTTTTTTGTTCAGTTAATTTTTTAGCATTAACTATTGTATCATTAAAAGTTTTTAAATCATCACCGTCTATTGACCTTTTTATTAGACCAATAATTGCATTTGTTAATTTAAGTTTTCTACTAGAGGCATTTTCTGGTACTAAATGACCTGTTCTACTTTCTACATAGTGTTGTAAATCTTTAAATGGTTTGCCGTGTATCATTGGTATAAAATCACTATCAGTTAGACCTTTGTATTTTAACATAGGTTTCATACCATCATATTGACTAGCAGATTTACTATTGCCATATAAACTAGTTGTTTCAAACATTACTAAATTCATATCATATTTTTTGTTTAGTTTTTCTCTAACTTCGTGTGAACAACATAGAGCGGCCAATAATTTACCACCTAGATAATTAAAACCAAATGGTTGTGTTGGCACAATTACGAAACCCATAATGGTAGTTTTGTTAAATGAAGTTAACTCTGGTATATTACCTAATAAAGTATTTCTAGGTTTCATAT